GACAGAGGCGATAGTATTCGTGTTCCTATAACAAGAAAGTTTGATAATATTCTTGCAAATCCACCATTTGGAATTAAGGGATTAAAATATGATGATTTTCAAATTCCATTAAAATATGATGATTTTCAAATTCCATTAAAAAGTGAATATGTTCCAATCAAAACAGATAATGCGGTTTCCTTGTTTATTCAAGCAATTATTTATATGTTAAAGATAAATGGTAAATGTGCGGTTGTATTACCTGACGGACAAGATTTATTTTCAAAAACAAATACCACATTAGTTGCAATTAGAGAATATCTTATGAAAACTTGCGATTTGAAAGAAATTATATATCTACCACCAGGTCTATTTACATATACATCCATTAAAACTTGTGTGTTTTACTTTGTAAAAAAGAGGGAAGGAACTGATGTTTTGGAAACCAAGATTAAAGTATCAAAAACTCAAAAAGAAACTGGTAGAGATTACAAGTTTTCAAAAACACATCAAACAACCAAAGTTAAGTTTTATGAGTACAACCCTTATGAAGATGTCAAAAATCTATTGGTTGAAGTTCCAATTGAGAAAATTGTGAGTAATTCATATTCACTTAATTATGCGGAATATATGAAAGATGAAACCGAAGAAGAACAATATGAAGATGGGGTTGTTGTAAAAACACTTGGAGAAGTTTGTAGTACAATCAAAGGTGTAAAAAAAAAAAGTAAAGATGGAAAATATAATGGATTATATCCATTATATTATTGTTCTATTTTAGGTAATTTATTTTTAGATACATATGACTACATTGGAGAAGGTATTATTATTAATAAAACAAATGGTTCTGGGAAAGCAATGGTATATTATGGAAGTAATAAATATAATGTAGGTGAAACTACTATACATTTTAAATCAAAAAATAATGAATTACAAACAAAATATATATATTATTATTTGTTTCATAATATAGAATTATTACAGAAATACTATAAAGGTGCTAATCAAAAATCAATAGTTGAAACAGATTTATTCAAAATAAAAATCCCAATCCCATCACTTGAACGCCAACAAGAAATTGTAAAATATTTAGATTTCATATACGAAAATGCGAACAAAACAAGTAATGAAAAGATTGCGGAATTGAAGCAATTGAATAAGTTTTGTTTGAGTAATCAAAAAATATTTGGTGAAAATGTGGTGAAAACACTTGAAGAAGTTTGTGAAAAAATTCATTCTGGTAAATTTAATTCAAAAGATTGTAAAAATACTGGCAAATATCCATTTTACACAAATAAAGTTAATAATCCAGAAGGATACACCGATGAGTATTGTTTTGATTATGAAAAATACTTTATACTTATTAAAGATGGAGGAGCTGGTGATAAAAAATATGGAGAAAATATTGGTCTTGGAAAGGTATTTAAAGTATATGGCAAATCCGCAGGAACATCACATCAATACGCTTTAATTCCCAAAAAAGATTTTGATTATGATTACTTGCATCAATATTTAAAATTCATTAAAAATGACATTATGGATTTGGCACATTATACAACTGGATTAGGATGCATTAAAAAAGGAGATATAGAAAGTTTAAAAATCCATATACCATCCCTTGAACGCCAAAAAGAAATTGTTGATTATTGTGAATATAATGATACACTCATTAAACAATTAGAAACAGAAATTGAAAATAATAAAAAACAAGCACAACAATTTATTACAGGTATTGTAAAAGCACAATTGGAAGAAGATGTGGAAGAACAAACAGAAACAAGTTCAGTAAATATTGAACCTATTGACGAAGTTCAAAATGAAATAGTATCTGTTGAAGAAGATAATGAAGTATAATTATTAACATTCATTTATTAGCATATAATTTTTATAACTCTGTAAATAAATATAATTAATTATAAACATTTTTTTATTCCAATTTTTTATATCATATTATATAATTATTATATAATATAATGCCTACTCATAAAAGCGAAGATTATAAATTATCTGCGGTTGAATATTATTTAACAGAAGATAAAACACAGGAAGAAGTGTGTAAAATATTCAAATGTTCTGCATGAAGTTTGTTAAGATGGGTTGATAAATATAATGAAAATGGTGAAATAAAAAGACACAACCGAAAACCTGTTGCGTATAAAGTTCATAAAGACCAAGTAAAGTTTATATTAGATGAAATAAAGAAAAATAAAACTACTACAAAACAGGATTTACTTGAAAAACTAAAAGAAAAATATCCTACTTAACATTAAGTCGTTTTCATTTGAACCGAATAAAGTAAATGATAATAATATTACTTTGAAAATTACAAGAATTAGACATGAACCAAATAAGCGTTTTGGGTAAGGACATTGATATAAATAAGAAAATCAAAGAGTTTTAATGATGAAGTGAAAAAACATAAAATAGAAGATATTATTTGTATTGATGAGTCAAGATTACAAAAGTTAGATGGATTAACGCGCGAAAAATTAAAAGAAAATATAGAAAATGTTATAAAAGATATACCAAAAGAAAAATATGAAAATATATTTAAGGGAGCATATAATAGAACATAAAAATATGTAAAGAAGCCATCAAACAGAACACGGAAACTAAAAAATTACCTGCCTTAAAATCGGCGTTTTAAATGTGCAAAGGTGTAAAAACATCTGTTTCAAATAATCGCAAGTTATATTTTTTTTAAAAAATTGATTATTTATTCCAAAAAACCAATTATACTTAATATGGAACTATTTCAAACAGAAAAAGTAATAAAAGCAAAGGTCATTAAACGACCATCGGCTTCTATTAAATCCCCTTATGTAGCAGATATTCAATTATTAAATGAAAATAATGAACCAATTGATGAAAATGTGTATTTAGCACATAGTCCTTCATTGGGTTGTTGTGGCTTAGCAAATGCCGGTGCATATGTATTGGTAAGTAAAAGTACAAACCCAAAAGCAAAAACAGATTATGTTATTGAATTGGCTTGTTTTTATGAAACAAAAAAAGATATAGATTATTTGGAATATGTTTCATTGAAACCAAAAACAGCTGAAAAAGTAGCACATCAAGCACTTTTGAAAAATTCTGTGATTGGATTACCTGAATTTAAACCCTTGGAAATTTAAAATGGCATAAAACTACTTAAAGATAATACAAGAATATCATATATGCCCCAGGTGTATTCTTGTGTGGCATTCAGGAGCATACCATTTCTTAAGAAATGGGTCACGATGCTGGTTTAATCAACCTTACGGAATAATCCGTAACCCACCCAAAATTTACACGGAATTGATTGTGTCCAACTTCAGAAATTATTATAAAATCGCATCTTAAATTGTGCCATTTTAAATTTCCGAAGGTGTAAAACCATACAAGCTGAAAAGAAATTTAAAAACTCACGATTTGATTTTTATGGCATTGATATTAATGATCAAGAACATATCATTGAAGTAAAAACCGTGCCATTGAAGTAAAAACCGTGCCATTGGCATATTATGTAGATATGCCTAAAAAAGAATATAAACATCATACTTCTATTATTGAGAATGCTAATTTTAATGAAAAAATAGCATACTTTCCTGATGGATATCGAAAAAATATGAGTGACCCTGTTAGCCCTCGGGCACTTAAACATGTACAGGAATTAGAAGAAATTGCGTGTTTAGGAATTATTACAACAACATTGCTTTTTATTATTCAAAGAACAGATATTAGTTGTTTTCAACCAAGTAATTTAGATTTAATTTACAAAAAGGCAATTCAAAAAGCATGGCTAAATGGCGTTCAGATAAAATGTATTGCTATTCAATGGGATATTGATGGTAAAGGGATTTTATTTAGAAATGATTTACCTATACAATTATTTAAATATTATGGGCCTTTTTTAATTGAATAAAACCTAAATTAAAATAATGATTTATAATATATGTTAAGAGTTGGTTCAAGAGCCCAAGTCATGCATGGGAATGCTAAACAAACAAGTGGAGGATTAATGAAAAAAGATTTGAAATACAATAAACATGGAAAAATTGTTTCTAAAAAAATGAGTCAAATTGCAAAAAAAGAAAAACGTTTAGAAAATGCTGGATATATAACTCAAAAAGGAGTATTTGGAGCACAAAAAAAAAATATTAATGGTGGACAAAACATTAATTTTCAATTGCCGCCAATTTCACAAGGACAAAGTAAACGATCTATAAATGATAATGGAGCTAAACAATCTGCTATAGTTAGTATTGAAAGTAGAATTCATAAATTTTCAAATGTTAACAGAAGTGTTATACAAACTTTTTTAATTGGTTTAGAAAATAAAACTATTCAAAGATTAGCACGATCTGGAAGTTTTAATCCTAATAATGAAATATATATCGATATAACAAATAATAAAGTATATAAATTTGGTTTGTGGAATGATAAAGATAGAAGTATTAAAAATGAATTTATAGCATATTCTTTATTAAACGCTACAAACAATAATAGTGATAAAAAACACTTTCCTAAATTATATGATTGTATATTAATACCAGATACTAAATATGCTTTGTTAGTAATTGAATATAAAGATAATCTAATACAATTTAAATTAAATAATGAATCAAATAATAATAAACAAACTTTATATAATGAAACTGTTGCTTTTTTAAAAGGTAAAGGAATGGTTAATGGAGATTTAATAGGTAATTTATATTATTATTTAGATGGTAATAAAAAGAAAATATTTTATTGTATAGATTTTGAAGAAGTAGAATTTATAAATAGTAGTAATAAAAAAATTCCAGTTGAAACACAAGAAAAAATAACAAAATATAATAATTTGGTAAATATTGTTATAAATAATAAAAAAAGTTCTAAAAGAAGAAAAGTTAATTCATCTTTTTTTAATGGCTTAACAACTGGATCACTTTTTGGAAATAATACTAATAATAATAATTAGCTTAATTTAAATTCTTTTAACCTAAGTCTAAATCATGAATGAAGAAAAAAAAATCTTCATCAATCATCATGATTGGCAAGAACATATAATTATTAATAATAATGAACATAGTTTAATTCGTGAATCAAAACCTGACATTAAAATAAATGATTTTTTTTATAATTTTCATTTTTTAAAAATAAATTGGCCTCAATGGGGGGCAGATTATTTTTATTCAAATGACGGAGAAGTTTATTATCAACATGTTGAAAAATATTCTTCATTTTTTATAAAACATTTTTCTTATTTTTACACCCAATCTTGGGATTCAGAAAAACTTTATTTTGCAAATCATGAAATAGGTATTTGTTATGATTTTCATAATACCAATTATTATTTTTATTTTGGATATAAAAATAACCAATTTATTTTATATGATGAAAAAAGTCATGATGAAACAATTTATGTATTTTTTGAAAATAAATATTTAGAAAAACAATTTTATAATTATCATTATCAACTTATAAATTATCAAACACAACATAATTTAGAACCCATAATATTAGAAAAACAAAAAAAAACATTTTATTTTCAAAATAATAAAAAAAAGAATGGGTCTTATACTTCTTATAAAAATATTTTATTACTCAAAACACTTTTTGAAACTTTTTATGTCATCAAAAAAGAAACACATTATGAATTATTACATAACCTTGAAAATCAACCAAAAAATCATTTAATCCAAGAATATATTGATTTAATTGATGAAAATACTATTGTTTTTCTATTTCATGGAATGGATCATATATATTTAATTGAATACTTTAAAAAAATGAACTATTCTTTTTTTATCATGGATTCAATTGTTCAATACCCCAAAAATATTATTTATGATGATTTAACCATTTATTATTATAAAGAAAATGAAATAGATATGTGGATAAAAGAATTGAATCAAAAAAAAATTAATTATTTTATTAATACAACTATTTATGAACTTCAAGGTCTAATTGATTTACAAAAAAATTCTTGTTTTCAAAAACAAACCCAATTAAATCTTGACTATCGACATATTAAAAAAATATTTACTGAAAAAATAAAAAATACAAATATCATAACTCCGCAAAAAGTACATTATTTTAATAATAGTATTATACCCAAAATATTTCATTTTATTTGGTTAGGAAATCAACAATATCCTGATGAATACATGTTTTTTTTAAATAGTTGGTTATCAAAATATAATGATGGTACTTATTTATTTTGTTTTTGGAATGATACAAATTTAATTGACCTTTATAATCAGGAATTATTTGATAATAGCACCAGTTTTGCTCAAAAAGCGGACATAGCACGTTATGAAATACTTTATCATTATGGTGGTATTTATGTGGATGCAGATATATATGCTTGTCAAAAAATAGATGATTTAATCAATGATAATACTATTGGATTTTCAGGATATGAATCAGAAGATTATATAGCAATTGGATTGATGGGATTCTCAAAAAAAAATAATTTTTTAGAAAAAATAATAATGCATTTGGAATTAAATAGTATTTTAAATAAAAATGAAAAAATACCCTACCAAACTGGACCCGTTTATTTTACGAAAATGTGGAACTTATTTGTAAAAAAAGATAAACAATATAAAGCATTTGAACCCAAAACATTTTATGTTTATTCATTTCAAGACAAACATGAAATGAAACCTATACTTTTAAATGAACAAAATTATGCTTATCATAGTTGGGGATATTCTTGGAATACTCAAAAAAGAAACATTAATAATTATAAATGGTATCATTTACTCTTTTTTGTATATAATAAACAACTTCAAATAGAAAATCAAACAATTAACTTGCATAATAGTAATCATTCTTTTCAAAAAATGAGTGATTTACTTAAATCAGTATATTTTTATCAACCAAAAACCTATGTTAAAAAAAATAAATTAAGAATTATAAATATCATGGGACACTTTTTTGTAGGAGGAATAGAACGTTATATGTTGTACTTGGATAAATATGGCGACCATGAAAAGTTTGAATATATTTTGCTAAGTATGACTAATAATGATAGTGAATTATTTAATCATAGCCATTTTAAACATATAAATCATACTTATTTTAAGAATAATCAAGAATTATATAAATTATTACTTTTATTGAACCCTGATTTTATAATTGATCATTATTCTCAATATATAAATGAAAATATATATTTATATGATTTATACCAAGATCATAATATTCATATGATTCATAGTGCGATTCATTATCAAAAAGACTTTTCTAAATTAAATATTAAAAAATGTATTCATTTGTATGATGAAAAAGATAAACATAATTCTTGGAATACTATTCAAGATAATTTTATTATACCCTTGGGAATTGAACACCCATCCAAAAAAACAATGTTCGATGTATTACAAACTAAAAAAGAAAAAAGAGAAAAAAATAACATTTTAAACATTGGAATTATTGGACGAGTTGTTCAAGAAAAAATACCAATAGACTTTTTTAAAAAACTTTGTAAATTATCAAAAGAATTGACTCATGTAGTAGTTTATATTTACGGAGAAAAGAATAATATAAATGGAGTTGAAAACAATTATAATGAGCTTTTTGACACTTATATTCAAGATTCAAATATTATTTATAAGGGAGGTGTTTCTTTTTCAGAAATAGACAGTGTTTATAAAAATATGGATTGTATTTTAATACCATCTGTATATGAAACTGGTTCATTTACATGTTTAGAGGCATTTTCATATGGAATACCCGTTTTAAGTTATAATCATTATGGTATGAAATATCTAATTAAAAATAATATCAATGGATATTTATTTGACAATCAAGATGATTTACTTGAAAAAATAAAATATTTATATTATGATGATATATTTTTAAATGGGGAATTTATTTATCGAAAAAGTCTTGATTATCAAATTCAACATAAAATAAAGGACATGCAAAAATGTATTACTCAATTTAATATAAATTCTAAAAACGTGGTTTTAATAACTTCTGTATTAAATATTATAAAAAAAGAATTGAGTTATTATCATCAACGTAGTGTCTTTCATGTACATGAACGTTTCGAACAAACGTTGAAAACAATTAAATCAATTAAAGAAAAAATACCACATGTATATATTATATTTTGTGAATGTTCAAATATGAATTTATACCAAGAATATCAAAATCAAATTAAACAACAAGTTAATATTTATAGTAATTTTTATGAAGATATAAAAATAAAAGAAGCTGTTCAAAGTATTCATAAAGGATATGGAGAAGCGCATTTAGTACTCAAAGGATTCGAATTACTGAATAAACAAAAAATAAATATAAATTATTTTTTTAAAATTTCCGGTCGTTATTTTTTAAATGACACATTTCAATTTGAACATTTCGATAATGATTATAATTGTTTTAAATTATGGGATAATAATTATGACAGTTATTGTTCATTATTTTATAAAATACATGGAAAATATATTTCAATATTAAAATATATACTTATGAATCATTTAAAAGATTTAGCACAAGGAAGTTGTTTAGAAATGATTCTTGGAAAATATATGAAACAATATTTAAAACATTATTATATTCAAATAATAAATAAAATAAATGTAAGTGGTTATTTGTCCACAGAAGGATATTATTTTAATCTTTAACATTATGAATATTATAATACCTACTTTAGGAAGACCTTCTTTAAAACAAAGTCTTCAAAGTTTAGTAAATCAAACAATTGATAATTGGCATGCATATGTTATTTTTGATGGTGTTAAAATAGATAATGACCTTATTATTCAACATGAAAACATTCATTATTTTGAAATTGAAAAGACAGATGGAATTATCAATCAAGCAAGTGATGTTCGAAAAATGGGTATTGAAAAAATAAATAATGATTTTCAATGGATAGGGTTTTTAGATGATGATGATACATTCGCAAATGATTATGTTGAATATTTTTTAAATGAAGTAAAAATAATACATTTAGATATTTATATTTATCGAATGATTAATAAAGAATTACAAATTTTTCCATCTTTAGAATCAAAAAATATTCAACCATGTGATGTTGGGATCAGCTTTATTGTACATAAAAATGTATTTCAAAATATTCAATTTAAAAATAGTCATTGTGAAGATTATGATTTTTTAAAAAAAGCATATGAACAAAAAAAAATAATTATGTTTAGTTCATCTATAAAATATTTTGTAAAATCAACGATTGATGATTATCAAGATGTTCAACTTGATTTTGAAAATAAATATAAAGTATTTTTAAATGGAATAAACCCATTTTTATATTTATATTTTTTTGATTTTTTAAGTAAAGTAATAAAATAAATAAAATAAATAAAATAGAAACGTAACACAAATTATATAAATAATATTTACACATTTGAACACTTACAACACCAACTTTGATAACATAATATTTTTATATTATTTAACAAAAAAAGTTAAAATTTGTTAAAAATAAAATTGATTTAAAAATAACATATTATATAAGTATATAAGTATATAAGTATATAAGTATGCCAAAATATTATTGTGAACGATGTGGAAAAGATTTTTCTCAAAAATCTCACTATGATTCTCATAAAAGAAGGAAAAATCCTTGTGAAAATTATTCAAACAAAATTCAAAATATGGTAGATAAAAAAGTAAAAGAGACGATTAATGATTTAAATTTTAAAAATTTAAAAAAATTGATTTTAAAAAATGAAGAAACAATTAATCAAATATATAACAACATGTATACATTTAAAGACCTTTATGAGTTTCTTCAATCATATGAAGAAAATAATATTATAATATGGTTGGAAGAACCATGGGTAAGTAAAGATAAACAAGAGTCATTATTACGATTATTTGCAGGACTTGGATTAATAGATAAACTAAAATCATATGATATTTGTAAAGGCAATTATAATGAAAAAACCATAACAAAAAATACTACTATTAAAGATGTATTTTACAATGAAAAAAATAATCTTATTTATCTTAAAGATAAAGGAGACTCATCTGACTTAACATGTATTCGTAAGGAAAATGAAAAACATTTGTTAGTCACAACATCAAAATCTTTAAAAAAAGATCAAGCTGGTAAATTAGATATTGAAAAGGTATCATATTATTTTGACGAATATCCGGGTTATACAATATCATTATGTATTTGTATAAAGGATGAATCTGAGTTTAATCTTATGAAGAATAGAATTGAAAAAAGTAATAAAAAATTAAAAAACCATATTGAACAAGAAGATACAATTATTATTGATTGGAATGACTTAAATCAAGCGTATCATCAATTTAAAATGTTTTATGGACAAACACCTTTGGATAATATTATCAATTCAAATAAAACTACATTCATTTTAAAAATGCACCAACATCTTGGTGTATTGAAAACACTTAGTATGAAGAAAAAGAAAAAGAAAAAGATTTTATGGGGACATATTCAAAGAAGTGGTAAAAGTTATATTATTGGAGGTTGTATTATTGAGGATAGCAAAAATAAAGATGAGTGTAATTATTTGGTAATTACAACAGCTCCAAATGAAACAATAGAACAACAAAGAAAAGTATTTGATTGTATTCAGTTAAATGATTTTAATATTATTGTATTAAATGGTGAAAATAAAAAGCCAATTTTAACAAAAAAAAATATTATTATTTGTTCTAAACAATTCTTACAAACTAAAATAGATAAAAGTAATACTGAAGAAAAAACAAAAAGTATTGATTGGTTAAAGAAATTATTATTTGATATGAGATTTATTGATGAAAGTCATAATGGAGGAACGACTGAATTAGCAAAGAAAACATTAGAGTTTTATGGAAAATTATCATTTACAGTTCAGATTACTGCAACATATTCTAAACCTATAAATGATTATAATATTCCAAAAGATTGTTGGATTTTATGGGATTTAGAAGATATAAAACTTTGTAAAAATATTAATGATGAAGGTAGCATCATTAGATTAGTAGAAAAACATGGAGAGTGTATTGAAGAAATAATTTCAAAATATTCTCATGATATTATAATTACTGAATATTCAAAATATCCAGAATTGTGGTTATTGACAGATGAAATTAATCAAGATGTTGTAACTGAAATAATAAAATATACACAAGATAATAATTATGGATGGTCACCTGATGCTTGTTTCCTTCTTAAACAAGCAATAGAAAAAGACAAAGAAACACATACATCTAAAATAGTAATAAAGGATGAGTTTCAAAATGAAGGAGAAAATTTAAAATTATGGTATCGAATTTTTGGAAAGAAAAATAAATTTGGAATTCCTGATAAAGATTATCCAGATGATATTGTATTTATGAAGAGAATTGAAAAAATATGTAAAGACCCAACAATCGATTCACGATTTATTGGAGAAGGAGATTTTCATAATGAACCTATGATTATTATGGCATTCTTACCTCAAAATAATATTGATAAAATTTCAAAAGCAACAATAAAACTTTTGGAAAGAAATAATATTATTCCAGAGTATGAAATAATTAGTATAAATAGTAAAACAACTCATAACCCTAAACAAAGTATAGAAGATGCACGTATCAAAGCAAGAAATAGTGGAAAGAAAGGAGTCTTGGTATTAAGTGGAAAACAATGTAGTCTTGGAGTATCAATTGATAATTGTGATATTGTATTATTACTAAATAATAGCATGGGGTTTGATATGATTTATCAGATGATGTTCCGTTGTATGACAGAAGGTAAAAATAAAAAATGTGGGTTTGTGGTAGATTTAAATATTCATCGTGTGATTGAAACTTCTGTAATTAATTATGCTTCATTGATAAAACCAGATATTCATCCACGAGAAGCTACAATATTCATTTTACAAGAAAGACTAATCAATTTAAATGGTGATCATTGGATGCATTCTTTTGGGAATGATGTTTCAAAAATTACTGGTTTATGTGAAAATGTATATGAAATATATTCATCTAATACTGAAAATGCACTTAATCATTTCTTAAATCGTCTTCATTTTAAGGAAGTATTACTTACAAAGGAAGAACAAAAAATATTTAATGCTATGTTTAGTAATACAACACCTACAAAAATACAAAATGAATTAATAGATAAACTATTAGAGCAAGAAGATGATAATGAAGAAAAAATTAAAAAAGGTATTGAAAATACAAAAGTTGATAATGAAGACATTACTGATACATCATCAAAAACAAGTGACAAAAATGAAAAAGAAAAAGAAGAAATACAAATAAACTATATGAATATATTAAAACATATTATTCCTCTTATATGTTTATTAACCATTCACGATAAAGAAACATCATTTGTGGAAATGTTTACATTAATTGAAAAGAATGATTATGTGTATAATATCTTAATTGATCAAACTAAAAGTTGGTGGGGAAAATCAATTGATTCAAAAATTATAAAAAAGTTTATCCATATATATATGAAATATATGAAAGATGATAAAGAAACGAATCAAATTATTAGAACTGTCAAAGAATTATTTAGGAAAAATATGAATAATAATAGAGAACTATCTAATTTGATTGACAAATATTTAATTCCACAA